CCATGCGTCTCTGCGAACAACACCCGTCAGAGTCTTTTGAGATCCTGAAATGTGTCGGCTTTGCCAGAACAACCAAAGCAGCGACGTTCTGGATGGACGGTGAAGAGCCACCCAAAAGCGGAAACCCTTTCAGACATGTCAAACCACCAGAGTTCTACTAAGCTGCCGTCACGCCGCTACGCTTGTAAGGTATGTGGCCGAAAGGGACGCCGCAACAACGCACCGGATGAACGGTTGAGGGAACCCGTCTGTCCGTCGTGCGAAAAAAGTCTTCGACATTTCGATTCAATTATCGCACACATGTCCCTCTTCGATATCATCAAACGTAAAATTAGAAATCGATCATGAGTGCTGTAGATGACTCCATTGCAAAGATTATTGCTGACAAAAACGCAGCCCTTAAAGAAGCTGCGCTGTGGAGAGCAGAGGCTGAGAGATGGAGACGAATAGCTTTAGGACAACCCCATGAAAACAGAACAGATAGAGAAACAAATAATACAGAAACTGATCCTGACCGCCCTTAAAGAGGCTTATTTCAGAAGAGCCAAAAAAGAAAAGATAGGGTCCACAAAACAATTAACAGCAGAAATAGATTTACTAGAAATCGCGATCAAAGAAATTACACAACAAATTAAAGAAGATGAAGAAAATTGAACCGTTTAAAATCATGGGACGTTACGGCCATTCCTGCACACTCACGAAACTCAAACCAAAAAGATATTTGATTTCGTTCGTAAACCCCATTATCAGTTTTGGTGGACATCCCGATTTGGAATTTGTCGATCCATCTGGTGGTCCTTTCATTAGTGTCGGCACATCGTTGCGGGAATACCACCCGAAATTACCAAACAAAAAGATTGTGTCGATTGAGCGCAACGATAAACTCTTGATCATCGTAACCGAATGAAACAACAACCAGACCATAGCTCGCGTGGACACGCAGAGTTCTCGCCATCGTCGCTCAAGTACGTATCGAAATGTGCAGGATTCCATGGACGGGAAGGCACAAACGCCGCCGCTGAAATGGGTACTCGAATCCATGAGGCGCTGGAGATCTTCGACCCGTCCGCTCTACACAACGAACAGGAACTGGAGATCTACGAGAAGATCGTAGCGATGGAGAAAGAGTTCCTGAATAACTTTGGAAACATCACTGAGGAGTACAACGAGATTCAAGTTACTGTAGCCCTCAACGGCACAGAGACATGGGGTACGTGCGACCGATTCCTGATTCTTGGAACCGGAAACGCTGTGATGGCAGACTACAAGACGGGCATCAGTATCATCGATCCGCCGGAAAAGAACTGGCAAGCGAAGGCATATGTCGTCGGAGCGTTCCAGAAGTTTTTTGATGTAGAGGAAATTACATTCGTATTCTATGTGCCACAACACAACCAGTCTCTGTACCATACGTTCAAGAGGTCGGAAGACTACGACACACTGGTTCATGACTTGAGCGTAGCCATCCTCAAAGCCGAAGCTACAAGACCAAAATGGATCGGTGGCAAGCCAGATCTGGAAGATCTGACACCAACTCCCAATTGCCGCTTCTGCCGCTACGAAGACATCTGTCCGGCTTTGGGCGGGCTTGTTCTGGAAGTGGCAAGAAAGATTGACCCCCAACTTCCCGATGTAGATTTGGAAAACACCGAAGATCCAGCGGTACTTGAAGAACTTTGGGCTGTCGCAAAGGTAGTGTCGAACTGGTCGGATAGGCTACGCGCCAGAACCGTCGAGCTTGCGAAGAACGGAACTGAGTTCCCGTCCCTTCGGCTCCGCTCGATGGGGTCTACAAAAAAGATTGTTGACAACCAGACAGTCGTAGCCATCGCCGCAGAATTTGGTCTAGACGCCGAAGAAGTAATCAACGAAGCTACTTTTTCTGTGAACAAGATCGCCAAAGCAATCGCCGACCGCACAGAAAAATCAGAAAAGAAGAAAATTTCTCAAGATTTTGTTGACGCCTGCCAAAATGCGGGCATCATCGAAACGTCCGACACGCGATACACGCTGTCGTAACCACAAACAACAAACAACAGAAGCTAGAAGCTAATAACATGAGTGAAGAAACCGAAGTGCTAGTCGCACAAAATAATAACGTTATCACCAACCAGAGCGGCTTGATGATTGACGCAAGTGATATCGACATCCCACGTGTCAATGTCGTCCAAAAAACATCCGACATCGAAGCCTCTACTGGCAGCCTTGTATTGGATAAGAAATACACGCTACTCAAGCCAGAACAAAATGGTGAGGTCGTAGTGGTGTCCGCAACGAAGGCATGGAAAGAAGACGTCCCGTTTGATTCCGATACGATCCCACGTATCGCAACTACCCCAGACGATTCCAAGAAATTGGCTCTGGACTCGGAATGGCCGATCCTTGAATTTGCCGATATCATCCTGCTCTTCAAACAGCCGGAAGGTAACACTGATGATGAAGCATATGCGTTTCCGATTGGTGACGAGAACTATGCGCTTGCTAAACTGTATGCGGCTAAGGACGCGTATAGGCAGACCTTCAAACGTCTGGCTACATTCGCTGCCTTTAACCGCACCACGCCGATCCAAAACCGTATCTGGAGTTTCCAGACTCAACTTATGGAGAAGGGCAAATACAGCTGGTACGTTCCGTCTCTGACGGCGACAAACAACCAAACGCCAGAAGCAGTCGCAGAATTCCTCTCATCCTTTAACGCATAATATTATGACTCCACATCAAATCATCAGAGAAGAAATTGAACACGCGTCCAAAGTTATCGCAGAACTTTCTCAGAACATTGAGAAACTTACCGCACAACGAGACCGCATCATCAGTTTCACCGAAGCAATGGGACTCGCTTTGCAGAGTATTCCAGAGCAACTAGAGTTTGAACTCGGCACGACTCCAGAAAACGTCGTCGAATTCAAGTAATAAAACCAAAGACCCCCACGCGTAGTTGTTATCTGCTGCGCGTGGGGCATCTTTTTGCCTAAAAATAACATGAAGACTTACGCTCTGGACTTCGAGTCGTACTACGACAAACAGTGTTCGATCACTACTTTCGGCCCTCGCGGCTATTTCTCGCACCCCAATTTCGACGCCTACCTCATGTCGGTAGTTGGGGATGACGGTACTAAATTTTGTGGCGCTCCTGCCGATTTCGATTGGTCTCTACTTAACAACAATCGTATCCTTTCTCACAACGCTTCTTTCGACCAGCACCTGTACTATTACGGAGTCGAAAACAAATGGTGGCCTGCTATCGATTTCGCAGAGTGGCACTGCACCGCCGACATGGTAGCCTGTCTCGGACTTCCAAGAAGTCTTAAAAACGCTTCCTCTGTAGTGCTCGGAATAACGGTGGACAAATCCACGCGGGACAACATGAGCGGAAAGAAGTGGTCTGCCATGACCGCCGATTTCCAGAAAGAGGTTATTGAATACGCGATCAAAGACTCCGATTACTGCTTGGAGCTTTGGCAAAAGCTATCCGATAAATGGTCCGAACGCGAACGGAAGATCAGTCTCGTCAACCGCAAAGCTGTTTTCAACGGCATCCCGATTGACGCGGATCTGCTCCACGAAAGCATCGCTGGAATCAACCAGACCCTTTTCAATACAGAGGAGTCCATCCCTTGGGTTGGTGAAAGACCAGTACTCAGCCGTATCGCGTTCAACGACGAGTGTCGCAAAAACGGGCTAGAGCCTCCGGCAAGCCTCGCGCTAGATAGCGACGAAGCCAACGAATTCTTAGACACCAATAGCGGCCAATATCCTTGGATCAATGCTGTCCGTAACTATAGGCGCATCAACTCCCTTAAACGGAAACTTGAATCCTTTGATAAGGCGACGATGGACGATGGGAGATTCTATGGCGGACTGATGTATTTCGGAGCCCACACCGGAAGGTTCTCTGGATCCGGCGGAAACCTGAATCTTCAAAACCTTCCACGCGGAGAGATGTTCGGCGTTGACCTTCGCTCGCTCATCGCACCAGCGAAAGGATACCGCTTGTTGGCGGTTGACCTCTCGCAGATCGAAGTACGTACCCTTTGCTGGCTCGCCGAAGACAAAGATACGATGGCGGAGATTGCTGCCAGTGATGACATCTATGAGGCATTCGCTATCCGGTTCGGGCTCTGGAATAAGGCTAAAGGGCCGATGCGGGGAATCGATCCGAAGACCCGTCACATGGTCAAGGCAATCGTTCTCGGCTGCGGTTACGGCTGCGGTCCGGAGAAGTTCGCCCTGATCTCCAAGATGGATCCGCTCGAAGCCGAAGGCGCGGTCAACCTCTACAGGACCAAGATGAAAAAGGTTGTGTCTCTGTGGCGCAAATACAACGAAGATATGGGCCTATCGAGAGATCAGGAAGATGAGTTCTCTATCGACCTCCCGTCTGGACGGTCCCTGAATTACGGGCGTCTACAGGCGGTGTCTCAGAAAGGCCGTACACAATATGTAGCCATGATGAACAAGCACTCCAAGAAAATGCCCGTCAAGGTTTACGGCGGCCTGTTGGCCGAAAACGCCAGCCAAGCCCTCGCCAGAGACATCTTCTGCGACATGCTTTGCCGGATTCACGATGCGGGCTTGAAAATTATTTTCCACGTCCACGATGAAGTAGTGCTGGAAGTTCCAGAAGAAACTGCTAATCTCGATCTCCAGCGCGTGATCAAGATTATGTCTACTCCACCGGAGTGGATTCCAGATATCCCACTCGCTGCTGAAGGATCAATTCTCACTAAATACACAAAATGACATACCGATACATTAAGAACCTACGTTCATCAGAAGCTAAGAAATCGTCCGACTTGAGCGGACTCCCAAAACCAAAACAAAAACACAAAAGCAAAGCCGCCTACCGATCATGGTGTTCAGACGCCAGTACCGACCACGTATTCTATAGCACCGTCGAAGGAGATGCTCCATCTAAACGAGTAACCAATGAGAACCCTCCGGCGGCAATCTATGGAGTTGTTGCAGACTATGACGCGCCAGTCGATTGGGATACCATCGACAACGCTATCAAGATGAAGTGCGGAGACAAGATGCCAACGTGGCGTTCCAAAACCTATTCTGGTTATGTGCGCCTTGTGTGGGAGTTTGAAGACCGCCTCCCCATTACGATGGAGATGTTCGAGATCTTCATGAAGCATCTCAAAGATTCGTTGAAGGTAGACCGCGTCTTTGCTGGATTTGATACCACGTCACTCAAACCGAATCAGTACTTTGAACTCGGAGAAGATTGGGTCAAGATCGGCGGTAAAGTCCCGTCAGCTGTCTACCAAACAGCTTTGATGAAAGCGGCAAAAGAGAAGCCCCCACAGACTAGCGAGACGTCTATCCCGATGGATGTGTTGGAATCCGAAATCCAAAAGCGTTTCCCGAATCGTTGGGTTGGGGAATTCGATATCGGATCTCGCGGCCCACTATTCTGGATCGATGACGGCATCGATCGTGAGGGGTGTCAGATTGTCGAAGATGGCGTAGTCTGCTACAGCGACCGTGCCGGAAAAGGCTTCGTCTCATGGCGAGAGATTTTGGGCGCGAAGTTTGTTCAAGACTATGAGCAAAAGAAACTCGGCAATCTCCTCGATCAATATTGGTTCAACGGAAAGTGTCACTACAAACTTCTCCATAGCACCGCTGTGGATATCCCTAAGGACCAGCTTATTCTCGAACTTCGCCAGTTTGGATTCAATCCAAAGCCGAAGAAGGGGCAGCCGTTGTCAGAGCTGGAAGCAGCAATTTTGGTAATTAACAACCAGAATCGTATCGACGAGATCGCTCCAGTGGTTTTCTCGAACGATCGTGTTGTGACATACAACAGTCACCGGATCCTCAACAATGCCAACATCAACCCGATCGAGCCTGCCGACAACGGAGATGTAGCAAATTGGCCGTTCATCAATCAATGGCTCGGCCAACTGTTCCATAATTCCGGAAGCAGACCAACCGTTGAATATTTGTATGCGTGGCTGAAGAGGTTCTACTCAGCGGTACTCAATCGTCAGTTCGTCCAAGGGCAGGCTATGCTGCTTGTCGGTCCGACGAATAAGGGTAAGTCGCTCCTGTCAAATAGGGTTATCTCGCAACTCGTCGGTGGGTATGCAGACGCTTCGGACTATCTGTCTGGACAGACCAGATTCAACAAAGACTTGGCTCGCGTAGCTGCGTGGGTGATCGACGACACGACGTCAGCGGCTTCTTTCCAAGACCAGCGGAAAGCTACCGAACTAATTAAACGTGCAGTCGCCAATCCGCGTATCGAGTACCATGCTAAATATGTTGACGCCATTTCGGTTCCTTGGACCGGACGGGTAATCTTCTCATTGAACATGGACGCGAACAGCCTTTCAGTTATCCCGTCTCTGGATTCCAGTAACAGGGATAAATTGATGGCACTGCGGATTAGCAACAAAGCAACAAGTAGCTTCCCCCCAAATGGTAAACTGGAACAGGTGATCGCTTCGGAACTCCCATACTTCGCCAAGTGGCTTTTGGATTGGGACGTTCCGGCGGAGATCGACGATGCCAGCCGTTTCGGTGTGAAGAGTTATATTGACGAAACCATTGCATCTGCTGCCTACGACAACTCAAGCCGTAGCTCTGTGGCTGAACTGGTCGAGTTCTTTGTGAAGCGTCTTCGCGACTACAACAAAGACCTCACCCATTGGACAGGAACGCTCACCGAATTCCAAGTGGCCCTCCACGATCTCAACAACGGTCGCGCCGTTGGCATGTCCGGCAACCTTGAATTCGTTCGCCGTGGCATGGCCACGATGGAAGAAGCATTCAGAAGTAACACGCATGTCCGTCCAGTCCGTTCGTTCGGACAAGGAGGCGGGAAGATGTGGGAGGTCAATCTGGATCCGAAGTACGATATCAGCAGGAGCCAAGATAGCTTTGAAGATCCCCCATCTTCTTGAGCTTGCTGATCGGGATGTGATAGCCATCCACACGATAGGTGAACCCGCTATCTCCGTCGGGTTCACCTGCTTTTTTAAAATCTGCCCTCCGCTTGAAAGAATCGGTCTTGATCCATCCAAGCATCCACAATTTTACCATCGAATCATGTGCACGAAGGAACACAAATAGATCGTTCTCGAACATGTGTGTCTTCTTTAATTCAACTGAAGCCACATATTCAGGCTTTGGGATAGAGCGGGCCCTCTTTGTTTTGACCTCGATCGTGATTCCGGAATTTGTCTTTAGGTCGTAGCTCTTGGAGAATTCTCCACAGTGGTCAATTATCCCACCAAGATATTTCTCTACCGCAATCTCTCCAAGCATCCCACTCATCCGGCCCGCTCCTCTTGTGTAAGAGTTTGCTAGAACGCCCATCCGCTCAGACCGTTCAGCGGCCAACTTAAAATCCTCGCCGGAAGGACGGAACTCTATAAATCTCCCGTCTGCAACGGGTTTGAATTGATCAAGCATTTGCTTTAGTAATACGTTTCAAAAAGGTGTCCCATGCTGGAAAGAAGATCTCCTCCATGCATCGAACCACTGGCTCCTGCTCATATCGATCAGCGAACCCCACTCCCGATAGAAGCAATGATGCCTCCATCAGTTCGTGGCGGATCGTAATCAATTTGGCAGAATCTGGTATTGCACGACTAATCTCAATGGTCTTTTGGTCGTGCTTGTACTGGCCATAAGTATCATCAAGATCGCAAAAGAGTAGGCGTACCCGCCTGCCTGCTACCATGATGGTCTTTGGCCACTTGCTTTTCATAAGTTTGAAATGCGTTAAATAGATCAAGTCTGGCTTGACCTACTACTCACATCTTCTCCTTCTTAACCTTAACGGCTCCGCTGTGTAGCTCGTCTTTAAGTTTGCCCTGTTTCTTCTTAGAGAGCGGGCTTACTTTGGAGAGTAGATAGGCGACCTGTTTCTTGGACTTAGATTTGGATGGATCTGGTTTCACGGTTTCTCTGCGGATAGCCAGCTAATGATTGCGTCTGCGTAGACTCTGGCAAGCTCTTCGCGACGGGCGGAATAGAAAACGGTTTCTTCGACATTGCTGCCGAAGTAGGGCTCAAGGATTGAAGCTGGACACGGAGTCCTTTGCAGGAACGCGGAACCTCTGTCCTCTTTCGAGATAGGCTTTAGACCTCTAGACTTAGCGTGTGGGAATACTTTCTTAAAAGCGAAATGGAAACAGGATGCCAGTCTGGCGGATCTTCCAGAGCTGTGCCAGTGAAGGAACTCGTATCCCTTTGCGTTGGGGCCAGCCGAATTGAAGTGGAGTTCAACGGCGACATCCGCGCCGTATTCCTGAATCTGCTTCGCGATCCAGCTCATTGAGCTGCTGTATCCAGTCCCCTCGTAGCGGGACCAGACTTTGACGTCGTG